ACAACAATATCAACAAACTTAGGAATTATAGGTACAGGAGTCCAATCTAAATTAAGATAAGACAAGTCGCCATCAACAGCAAGCTCATTTTTATATTTTGCTACAGACTGCTCTCCACGAGCGTATAATCTTAGCCTATGGAAGTCTCCCCACTGGCTATAAAATCTACATCCTGCTCCGTCCTTTTTGAACCATTCGTATTGTATGGCTTGACCAATCTGCAAACCAAACTCAAGAGTTTTCTTCTCAGAGTCTGAAACAAATTGACTTGGGAAACCTGCAGATGATATGTTTACGTTAACATCTTTCATCTAATAATTTCGCTAATATTTCCTTTATTGCTGTATCTCGCAAAGTTAATGTTTATTTTTGATTGTTTTTTCTCAGCCTTATATAGGTGCTTGTTCACAGCCATTAACGCCAACCCTGAACTTATTGTAGCATCAAACTTAGTTCTATTAGATATATCGAATTTAGCCCAGTCCTCTAAAGTCCTTGTAAATGACATACTACCTATCTCATCAGCGTCTCTATATGTTGCCTCTAAATCAAACCCTATGTGCTTCTCAATGTACGATTCTATTGCTGCTGCGTGAGCTTGTTTAACATCTTCACTACTGTTTGGTATTCCACCTAATTCTCTTTCTGTACTAGACAGTTTATTAAATGTCTTGTCAGGTCTGTTCATACAAAATCCTCTGTACCCTCTATTCTTAAAATGATACAATAGCCTTGGCTTATTATTTTCAATAAGTATTGGCATGCTATAGAAAACACACGCCATTAAAACTTCCTCAAAGAATATCTCTGCAGTCTGAGGTCTAGCCACGTATTCTAAAAAGAACTCATTACTAGGTGCTTCATCCATATTGAACATAGTCACACCGTGCAGTGCACCATTAGAACCTCCGCCTCCTACAGTACCTGAGATATCATAAGAGTCACACCCAAATGCACCTATGTGGTCATTGCCTGGATGCTTCATATTATTCCGTGTAACTGTTCTGTTCTGTAAGTTTTTATTAGGAGTCCAGCTCACATTAAACCTGCCTCTCTTGTCAGGAGTAAATATAACCTCACTGTCCTTTACGCCATCCTTCCAATGGAAGCTCCCTCGTGTAGTGTGGTGTTCTTTTATTAGACCATCGTTGTAGTCTATCTGCTGGTATATCTTAGTAAGATTAAATAAAGACTGCTTGCTCTCATCTCTGAATGCGTGAGACTCTGTTCTAGGGAACTGTCTATAGTACTCATTTAACGCATCTGCATCGCTTTTAAGAGACTTTACCTCAGCTTCCCAGTAATCTATCGCTCCGTTCTTAATGAGTCTATTATCGACTCCCATAATAGGTGGCTCTGGCTTATTAAATACAGGCATACCATATCTATCTATAAAGCCCTCCATATTCCACTCCATAGGAATGAATAGGTTATATAGACCACTCTTAGTCTGTCCGTTGTCATTACGATGTAATACGTCTGAGTCTAAGTATATATCCTTATAGTTTTGACCACCCTTGCTAAGTGCATTTGAAGTTGACCCCATCATACACTTTCCTATTATCCTGCTACCTAATCGTAAACAGGTTTTAGTTACACGCCAGTTATCCTTTATGTTATTGGGTTTCAGCCATTTAGCTGATTCGTCATGAGCTAAGAATAGTAGCTTCTCACCATCATAACTGTTGTCGTCTGTGTTCTTCCAATCTATAGATGTATCGAGTCCCTCCACCTCAGTGTCATCAGACTCGTACATATTCTTCTTAGTAATCTTAGATGCAGGTACTCTGAACGCAAGCTCCGTCTTTGGTTTGTCCATACCATCCATAATAGGTCTGAAGAAGAACGGAAGTCTTACATTAATTGGCACTACTTTATCCGTGAACATCTTCTTGGCATCCGCTCCTGTCTTAGATAGTATGCCTATCCTTGAATCACGAGCTAACGTGCCTATATTCACACACTCAGAAGATGTCATAAACGAGAACCCTGAACGTCTAATCTTTAGGTATATCATCCCAAAGCTTCTCTCATCAGCCTTACACGCTTCCCAGAATATCCAATAGATTCTATTCGCCTCACGGTAGTCTGGATACCCAACGTCAATAGATGACCACTGTAGGTACATATAGTGAGAGCCTGTTATGTATGTAGGCTCGCCATTATTGGCAAACCAAAAACCTTTCTCCCTAGCATCAAACTCATCTTCTATGTAATCTACCCATCTATCTTTGAATACAGATGGCTTCTCATTCCATTGAAAAATAGATTGTATCTTTGCCAGTTCTTTTGGAAGCTCTTGCCTCTCCCAATACTGTTCAGCTGGCTTATCGTGACGCTTATAGTAGTTATCAGGTGCTTTAGGTAGTCCTATAATTAATCCTTGTATGGATACAACTTCTCCTAGCGTACCGTCTTTAGATATTATAATAAGGTCATACTTCTCATTATACCCGTACGACCATGATTTAGCCTTATTCTTGCTTGTATATACCGCTTTTGGTATAAAATCATTGAGTACTATATATAGATTACTTAGACCTTCGTTCTGCAAATCCTTGTTTAGTTGCTGTTTTACTTTCTCCTTTTTCTGATTGCTCGATAGCTTCTCTCTCAAGTTCTATCCTGCTTAATATCTCAAATGCATCAAATATAGCTAACTTTTTTGTAGCTGCTGCATTCTTTAATCTATCCGCAGACAAATCATCCTCACCCTCATCGTGCTTAATAATACTCTCTTCGGCAACTTTAATCAATTGCTCAACTGCTCGATGCCCTGCTTTTATAATTCTTAGCTTTGTTTCTATTACAGTCATAGTTTCATTGTTACTTGGTGGTCATACACTCTGTACATCTTCTCATCCTCTACAGTAAACTCATACTCACTCTCAGGTGCAAAGCTTACTCTATCACCTGACTTTATGCCCATAGACATTAGATACTTATTAGGGTATTTCATTATACCAATTAAAGGCTCTTCTTTAGTATTCTTAAATATAATTGACTCCTCTGTAGGAATAGGGACTATAAAACAATATCTGTCATGTGCGTACCATTGGTCATCGTGCTTATACAAAAAGAACTGTTCGTTGTCTACAAAGAACAAATCATCCTTAAAGAAACTTCTACCGCTTCTCTGGCGACCCTTCATATCATTATAATACTTAAAAACATTGTGATGCACAAGTAAGAGGTCTCCAATTGAGACCCCTCCACTATAGCCAATAGGAAGTTCAACAACCTCAGCATATCTATTAGAAAACTTGTGGTCCTCTTCTGATGTACTCACAACAAGCTCGTAGTCTCCTACTTCTCTTGTGTTGTCATATCGCTTTCCTTTTAATGGCTTTACTATAAAGTAAAACGGTGATTTCATTAAAAGTGTATATTATATTCGATAGATACTGGTACGGTAAAAGTAAATTCTTTCCAAAGAACGACTTCTTTGGCTCTAGACTCAATCCAAATGGTTATAGCATCTCTATTAGGCTCTCTGCGTATTAAATGAATAATATAGTTACCATTCAACACATCCTGCCCTACTATGTAGTGCATAGCACCTGACTTGTAGTCAGGACCTATAGATATTTTTCTAATGTCCATTTGGATGCTAGTAGACCACACATACAACTCCTGCGTTGTGGTATAAGTCTCCTATAGCTAATCCTGCAGCCTCTGCTGCTGCATTTGAAGCATACTCAGAAAGACCTACGCCAACCAATGCAAGAATACTACTTATTGAAAAGTTTCTTGTAAGATTCTCATTCTCAACATCTGTTCCGATTAACTTATCGTCAATGGTAGGTGTTGATATAGTTGCGTATGTGCTTATTTGTGCCATTTAGTTTTCAGGGATAGTTACTTCACCTGTTTCAATGTTAATAGTCGCATCTTGACCGTACACTGAAACTAGTTCCTCTTCCATAGCTGAGTAAGATACTTTAACCTCGTCAATCTTCTTCATAATCATTTGCTGTGCGATGTAAGCATCACCCAATTGGATTTTTAAAGTGTTGAATTGGTTTACTAATTCTCTTACGTTAGTTAATTCTTGTTCTGTTAATTTTTGCATTTTATTTAATTTTAATGATACAAATATAATTGTTTTTTCTTATTATGAAACACTTACTAATAATCCACCTTGAAAATCAAGCGTCTGAGAACCTGGAGGATTGCTTGCAAAATTAACTGTTCCTGTAAATCCTGCTGTCCCACCTGCTGAGAATGACGTAGCATTAACCACACCATTCACATCTAGTTTTTCCGTTGGTGACGTAGTGCCTATACCAACATTACCACCCTGCTCTACCTTAACAGCTTTTGCTGTTGTAGCTGAACCGATGTAGTAGTCTCCTGTGGCTACGTATGACACTAAGTCAACTGCATTGCCTGAACTAAGCACAGCATCGTTGTAGAACCCTCCGT